GTCTCACTAGACGAGGGTTTGAGTTTTATTGGTTAGATTCCTTTTCCTGGGCTAACTTGCGCGGGATAAGGAATGTGACTAAAAGAACTAAACTAAACCCGTTTGGACTGACCTACAAGCAAGACCTCGTTGTTAAAGACGTTGCGAGTAAAGTCAGTAAAGGCAAGAAGATGAACATAGTTGAATCTGTGGAGAAATTCTATAACACGAAAAACCGAGCCTCAGCTACGCAGGTCGTGGTTCATAATATGCGCTCACCGAATTTTCGTGAAGCCCTGGTCTCCTCTTTAATTGATAAGAAGATTTTGGGGGCGGATTCTATCACGGAAGGAAAGCTCATAGAAGGGCTTGATGCCACCGAAAAGGACGGTTCCGTAAATTATGACGCCCGCCTAAAATACATTCAGGAAATCAATAAAATAGGCGGTGTCTACGCAGCGGAACGGAAGACCACAATGTCGTTAAATGTAGACATGACTGAGGAAGAGTTAGACAAGCACATCCAAGAGCTACAAGAACAGCTTGAGTAATGTCATGACAAGCGTTATAATATCCCTATGAAATTACTTTGCATTGAGTGCGAAAAAGAGTTACTAGAAGTACCCGTATTTAACGGGGGCGACGAGGCTTATCCCCCCTCATTTGTATTTTGTAAAAATGAAAAGTGTAAAAGATTCGGACTTCTATCGGTAACTTATAAGGCGGTTGAAAATGTTAAGAGTAAACGTAAGGCAGTTTAATAGGGAGATGTATTCTTTTCTGAAATCCCTACCGATAATCGTTTATAATAAGAAGACAAAGAAAGATTTATTTAAGGTTGTAGAGATAGGGGGTGCCGAAATTGATAATATTCAATCCAACGAACTTTAATGTAGAGTTCCGTCACGGCGGTCAGACATATATTTTTAAGCCCAAAGAGTCGAGGAATCTCCCAGACAACGTGGCAGACCACGCAATCAATAGGCAACACGCTCCCTTAGTAGAACATACCCCTGCTTACGATAAGGAAGTGGAAATTTCAGATACAAAGTATTCTGAAATCCCTTGGAGAAAACTCGTTGCTATGGCTTCCGCTAGGGGAATCTTTAAGCCGGGAACAACGAGACCCGCACTCGAAAAGATAATGGAGGAACATGACCAGCTCGAAAGAGGAACTGTATAGAAGTCTTCTTATAAAGAAAAAGGACAAGGGACTAAAAGACCTGCTTTTCTTCAACAAATACATTCTAGAAACGGACGTAAGAAGACAGGGGCTTTTAGTTGACCACGTTCACGGTGAGTGGGCGAGGTGGTATAGAAATTCCACCAAACGAATTAAGATGGTTCTTGTTCCCCGTTCTACGTTTAAAAGCACGTTTTTTACTGTGGGGCGTTCAATCCAAGCAATTTGTCAAAATAGAAACGAGAGGATTTTAATTGCTAACGCTACGCTTGGAAATGCCCAGAAATTCCTAGGAGAAGTAAAAGACCAGTTCAGACGAAACGACCTTTTAAAAAAGCTCTACGGGGAGTTCTACGACCCCAAATCAAGGTGGAATGAAGATGAAATAGACGTTATAGGAAAGGGACTGGGGAGCAAAGAAGCCAACATAACAGCCGTGGGAGTAGGCGGGAATCTGGTTTCTCAGCACTATTCTAGGATAATCTGCGACGACCTAGTTAATAACGAGAACTCCGCTACCCGTTTTCAAGCAGACAAGGTGATAGATTGGTGGAAAAAAGCCTTTTCTTTACTAGATTATGATGGGGAGATGCTTATTATCGGGACTAGATGGTCATATTACGAGCTTTATTCGTGGATTCAGGAGAAATTCGGGGAAGAAATCGATGTTTACATCCGAGGAGCCTACAAAGATGACGGGAGTTTGTACTTTCCAGAGCTTTTAAGCGAGGAAAAACTCACAGAACTCAAGGGACTACAAGGTTCCTACATATTTTCAAGCTTTTATTTGAATAATCCTGTCGACGAAGCTTCCGCCCTCATCAAAAAGAGCCAAATAAAGTATTGGGGAGAGGGAGATGCCAAGCTTCCTGCTAATTTAAACGTCTTTGCTGTCTGCGACCCCGCTGTAAGTCAGGCAGAGACGGCAGATGAGTCCTCAATCGTGGTCGTGGGAGTCGATACAGACAATAATTGGTGGGTTTTAGAGGTAAGAAGCGGACAGTGGACTACTTTTGAGCTTATAGAACAGCTTTTTGCGGTTCACGCCCAGTGGAAACCTATCACAATGACCCTCGAAGTGATAGGACAGGCGCAGGGGATAATGCTCCCTATCCACGACGAGGAAGATAGAAGGAAAATCTACCTACCGTTAATGGAAATCACCTCCAGACCCCAAGTTAGAAAGGAAATCAGAATCCGTTCGGTTCTACAACCCCGCTTTGAAAGAGGGAAGGTCTTTATTAAAAGAGATATGTTCGATTTAGAAGAGCAAATCATTCATTTTCCACGAAGTAAGAGAGACGATATGATTGACGCCCTCACAGATGTTGAGGATATAGCCTATTCGGCCGAGAATCCCGACCAACCTTACAAGGAGTCAGGAAGTCACCTACAGGATATTTTAAATAAACAGAGTCTAAACCTTGACAGATTCACAGACCCTTTCCTTGGTGACGAATATTAAGTATAATAACAATATATGGATATATTTCTATTTGCGACAATCGTTTTACAACTTGGCTACCTAGTTTACTCGGATATACAAAACAGGAAGGAAAGAAAGTTCCTACAAATGAATCTAAACGAGTTCGAGGACTTTGACGAACCTTTCGAGGACTCGCCTAAAGAAGAGGAAGACCCTTATGTAAGTATGGAAGAGGCAGGAATAGAGCGAGTTATAAAGGCTAAAGAAAAATGAGTATACAAGTACAAGGAAGAGATTGGAACAAGTTAGACGATAAAGAGAAGATTGCTTACTGCGAATCCCTTTTAAACGATGTTAAAAAATCCCGCGAACCCTATGATTTAGAGTGGTATCAGAATTACCAGTTTGAAAACGGACAGCACTATATGGCTGTTAATACAGTCACAGGTTCGCTTGAAGCCAATCCTCCGAAAAGACGCGGGGAAGTCAGAATGGTTATAAATAAAATCCGCTCAACAAAAAGAGCGATTCAAAACTATGTTACAAGAACCCAGCCCAAAGCCGAGGTAATCCCTGGTGATATCGACGAGGACACTATTTCCAACGCCAGAAGACTCGGAAAAACAATGGACTTTCTATATAGAAAACTTCACCTCGAACAGATGGTTTCAGGAGTCGTAGATACAGGGCTTTCCAACTCAGTCGGAATTGTTGAGGTCGATTGGGACCCAGAAGCCGAAGGCGGGGTAGGAGAACTCCGAGTACGACAGCACGACCCCTTTGATGTTTACTTTGATAAAAGAGCCCGACTCTACGCAGGAAGACTTGTAGGAAGATTTGTCGCCAAGACTCCTGTAAGGTCGGTAGACGAGGTTAAAGCAGACAAAAGATATGATGAAAAAACCAGAAAAGAAGTCAAGCCCGATGAAGAAATGGCGACATCAAGGCTTAAAGCCAAAATTCTTACAAAGGAGATGGGCTCAAACGAAGATAAGGCTATTCCTACCGTAACAGTAAAAGAGTTCCACCTTTGGGACGACGATAAAAACTCAAAAAAAGGTCATATCAAGGTTTTCACCTATGCTGGAGACCAAGTTCTACTCGAAGAGGACTCACCAGACAAGGAATTTCCAATCTATTTTTACCAGATATCTATGAACCCCCTGAAAGTCTATCAAAGAGCGTGGGTTACAGATGCTATTCCTTTGAACAAGGCGATAGATAGGTCAGTTTCACAAAAGATAATGTATATGAATCAGGCTCTGGTATTCCGTTTAATTGCTGAAAAGGGTCACGGAGCGGGGATGGTTACAAACGAAATGGGAGAAGTCCTAGAAATCAATAAAGGTCGCACCTTCCAGCAAATGGTAATGAACCCAATGCCCTCTGGATACGACTCAGTTACAAACGAACTTAACAATTACATTGAAGACACCCTCGGAGCGCACGATGCCGCCCTTGGTAGGATGCCCACAGGTGCCCGTTCTGGAGACACTTTAGAGGCAATTCAGGCCGCGGATGCGAATAATCTAACAGGACTTACACAGTCCCTAGAGTCGTTCCTTTCGGTAATTTTTGAAAGAATGCTCGATATTATCGCCAAGAAGTACCAAGTCTCAAGAATCATAAAACTTGCCGAACCCGAAGAAGGTCAGGAATATATGAAAGTAATAGGACAGGGAGCAAAACAACGACCTGAGGGGGCGACAATAATTACGGAAGATAACGAAGTTATTGTAAAGATAGGCTCTTGGCTGGGTCACACACTTGAGGCGAAAAGAGAGACAATGATGAAACTAGCCGAGATGGGAGTTCTTCCTGCTGAGGAAGTTCTAAGACAGTTTGAGTTTCCTAATGTTGAAGAACTCTCTGCGAAGGCAAGAGACCAGAGACTTGAACAAGGTCAGATGGATTTAGCAATCGCAGGACACGCCGAGGGACAGGGTGGCCAACAGCAACCTCAAGGACCCGATATGGCTGGTATGGCAGATAAAGAGAATATGACAATGGCGCAGGGACAGCCACTTCCTCCAACCGAGGGAGCTGACATCACCCACACTCAGGCACACATAGACTTTACAAAGACAGATATGTTCAGAAGTTTGCCTGAAGAGGTAAAGCAAATCTTTGCCACGCATATTCAAGGCGAACTAGGTGCGCACATGGGCGGACAGTCTGAACAACCTCAGATGCAACCCCAGCAAATGGGTGGATTTTAAAACACTATTGACGTCACGACATTGAAGGTGATAAAATTAGTATTGACTAAGCGAAAGCAGTCATAAATTATGGAAGAAACAATAGACCAAGCCCAAGAAGGAGCTCAAGTCGAGCAACCCGTCGAGGAACAGTCGGAAACAACAGAAAGTGAAACGCCAGAGAAGGAACTCTTCGAGTTACCTGATGGTAGAAAGGTAGATTCTGCTACCCTCTCAAAAGAGTGGAAAGAGAATTTCTATCCAGAGTTCACAAGAAGGTCTCAAAAGTTAGCTGAGATTGAAAGAGCTAATAAGGAGATTGAGGCTAGGAATAAGAAAACGGCTGAAGAATCGGTTGCCCAGAATCAGCTCTTAGCAAATGTTGACCCGTCTGTGAAGGACGCGATTGTTCAAATCGTATCCCCAGTCATACAGGAAGCTTTAAGTAGGAGAGACAAAGAAGAATCAGTAAAAAGAGAAAACGAAGTCTTTAATAACCGTCTCACCGAACTAGAGAAAAAGTATGGCAAGAAATTCGACAGGGTGGAAATCCTAAGAAAGATGCAGGAACCGACCAACGAAATATACGACCCAGAGGTTTTATATCAAAAACTTCACTGGGACGAATACTTGGATGAACAAATAAAAGCGGCTATGAAAGGTAAGTCGGGGGGAACCTCAACAGAGGACACTTCAACCGAGGCACCTAAGAAACCAGGGGAGACCGCACCCCCAACCTCATTCGCTGAGGCATCCAGACGAGCAGTAAGCCGAATGTAATTTTCCTAACCTATTTAGAATAAGTATATAAATTAGCCAACTAAAGAAGGTGATTACATTATGGCAGCACAAATATTAAGTACGTTTGACGCAGCGTTGAAAATTGACTACTTACCCGTTATAAGGGAGCAGTTAAACAACACTAATATTCTATCCGCAAAGATAGAAAGAAATGAAAGAGACGTCTCAGGTAAACAGTGGCAGATAACCACACACACAACCAGAAACTCTGGGGTGGGTGCAGGAACTGAAACAGGTCTACCTACAGCAGGTAAGCAGGCTTACGCAAATCCCTATGGAAATGTTAAATACAACAGAGGTAGAATTAGCGTGTCTGGTCCTGTAATCGAGGCCTCGAAGAACGACAAAGGAGCTATGGCGAGAGCCTTGGAATCCGAAATTAAAGGTGTTACAGCAGACTTGAAGAAGGAGGTTAATTACCAGTTTTTCAATGACGGTACTGCAGTAAGAGCAATAATTAACGGAGACCCGGGAACAGAAGTCACGCTTACTCTTGACAACCCAGGTACTAGGTGGCTTCAAGAAGGGATGATAATTGATATTATCGACCCCGCAACTGGAGACGTAACTACATCTGGAACGAGTCTTACTTTATCCACAATTTCATCCGCAACAGCAGCTAAATTGTCCGCAGGGGCAAATGCTGATGTAGCAGATAATGACTGGATTATAAGACACGGAGCAAGAGCATTGGGTGGTGGTTCGCTTACCTTGAATCCTTCCTACGAAATGATGGGTTTGAAAGGTATCATCGACGATGGTACTTATGTAGATACCCTTCACAACATCTCAAGAACATCCTATCCTTACTGGAACTGTTCAGTTAACTCTAGCGACAGTAATGGTGGAACTTTAAGAGATTTGACATTGGATTTGATTCAAGCTTCTCTAACCTCAGTCGAAATCAATGGTGGAAAAACCAACCTTATCATATCTGACCACGCTTTAAGAGATGCTTATGCATCACTTGTAGTAGCAGATAAGAGGTTCGTTAACACCATGAAACTTGACGGTGGTTTCTCAGCTTTAGAGTACAACGGAATGCCTTGGGTAGCAGATGCAGACTGTCCCGCAAACACTATCTTCTTCGTGGACACAGACCATTTGCAGATAATGCAGATGTCAGACTGGTCGTGGATGGATAGGGATGGTGCGGTACTTTCCAGAGTATCTGGAGAAGATAGTTATGAAGCAGTTCTCTACTGGTATGCGGATTTGGTAACTGACAAACCTAAAGCACACGCGTTTTTGCGCGATGTTCAGTAAAGCCTGACGTTTATTGAAACGTAAAATCAAGTATCCCGAAAGGGGGTCAACTATCAAACTATAGGGAGCCCTTTCGCGAGGGCTCTCTTAATTTTAGGTAATTAAGTTTATTAGAAGGGTTGTGAGAAAAATGATATACAGAAAAAACATTGATGTTAATGCAAGAGATACGTTTTTAATAACGGATATTCAAGCATCAACAATAGCCAGTAAGGTAATAGGGATAGTTCCAGTTAAGTCAGAACTTGTCTCTGTGAAAGAGGTTCACGGAACAGCCGCGGGGCAGACAGGAACCGTAGGAATTGAAAGACTGCAAGGTACAGAAACATCTGGAAACGGAGACCAAGTAGTTTTAGCAACTGGTATAGATTTAGAGGGTACTGCTGACACGGTTCAATCGGGAACAATTATCACCGCTTCAAATGTTCATATATTTGAGGCAGGGGATAGAGTAGGAGTGGAGTTGGCTGGAAATTCAGCTACTTGCGCAACTATGATTGTGGCTTGCCAGTTTAGACCGATAGATTAAATTATTTAAGGTTATTAGGAAGAAGGTGTAAATATGATTAAAACAAGAAATATAGCAGCCACACATAGAGATACATACGTTATTAGAGATTATCAAGCATCTGCTATCGCTAGCAAGATTATTGGTATTGTCCCCGTTGCTTCTGAACTTGTAAGTGTGAGGGAAGTACACGGAACGGCGGGAAATCACGGAGACGCCGTGACATTGTCAGTTGAGAGATTAACTGACGGAGAAACATCGGGAACTGGAAATATCGCTGTAAATGCAACCATAAACTTAAAAGGAGCAGCAAATACAGTCCAGACGGGAACTATAGTTACAAACTCAACCTACCCCTATCCAGAAAGAGAAAGAGGGTTAAACTTCTTTCACGCAGGAGATAGAGTAGGGCTAGTTTTAACAGGAGACTCTCAAACTCTTGCCACAATGTTGGTAGAGTGTGAGTTTAGACCGCTTGACGACAGACCATCTTATGTTGCGCTATCTGAAAGTCATTCAGTTAGTGCTTCAGCAAGTTCTTCGGTAAGTTCGTCTATCAGCGCATCAGAGTCAACAAGCTCTTCAGTAAGTCACTCGTTGAGTATGTCAGTAAGCGCATCAATAAGCGCCTCCCAGTCTAAGAGTTCTTCAGTAAGTGCTTCTATAAGCTCTTCTGCAAGCTCTTCCGAGAGTGCTTCAATCAGCGCGTCGGTTTCAGTGAGCTCTTCAATCAGCGCATCGGTATCGGTAAGCGCCTCAGTAAGCGCTTCAGTGTCGGTAAGCTCTTCAAAGAGTGCTTCTATTAGCGCTTCAGTATCGGTAAGCTCATCGATTAGTGCATCGCTGAGTTCCTCAATATCCATAAGTGCTTCTATTAGCGAGTCGTTTAGTGCATCTATCAGCTCTTCGCTGAGCGCATCAGTATCAATTAGTGCATCCGTTAGTGAGTCAGTAAGTGCTTCAGTAAGCGCTTCTGCTTAACACACAGACCCCCTTGAAACCAAAGGGGGTTTAGTGTATTATTGCACCATGTCACGACAACGGATAATGGTTAATATCCTAAACCTCGGAACAATCCACGCAGGGCTAGAAACTATGGTTATCGGTTGGATGCAGGAATACCGAGATAAGTACGAGTTCCAACTCTTTCTCCCCTCGGCCAGGCCTATTCCCAACAACAGAAACAAGATTTGCAAACAATTTATTGAAGGAAACTGGGACTGGCTTTTTATGTTTGATGAAGACAATCTTCCTATTAAAAATCCCTTTGTTATGCTTGAACACGACCTAGATGTTTGTGGGGGTGTCTACCCGGGCAGAAGTTCCAAAGGTCTCAACTTCCACGTTTTCGACCTAGATAGAAAGCAGTATCCTGAAAAGATTTTCTTCAACTTCGTTCCCGAAGACCGAAGGGAAGGTGTACAAAAAGTAGACGCTGTAGCCACAGGTTGTATCGCGATTAAACGCCACGTTATTGAAAAGATGTACAAGAAGAACTGGGCTCCTTTTGAGGAACTCTTTGATAAGTACGGAATTATGATTACCTCAGATGATATGGCTTTTTGTTTAAAATGCATGAAACTTGGCATTCCTGTACACGCAGATTGGAACGTAATCGTAGACCACTTAAAGGAGACTTCTCTTTTACAATGTGTTGAGCTTATCGGGCGTGCCGCTCTTTCTGGCAAAGCCCAGATAAACGTCAAAGACGAGAAGGAGATAAATGCCATCTAAAGGTGTACTTTACTACTCCTCAAACGAACTTCCCGACAAGGTCGCAAAAAGATGTCAGGAAAGCATCGCTGAATCAGGCTTTCCCATAACTAGCGTGACCTTAAAACCTACGGATTTTGGAAGAAACTTCGTATCCCCCACACCTAAGAGTTACCAGACCTTATTTGAAAATATCTTAATGGGTCTTGAAAACATGTCCGAGGATATAATCTTCTTCGCTGAGGCGGACATCCTTTACCACAGGACCCATTTTGATTTCACCCCCCAAAGAGAAGACACGATTTACTATAACGGAAACTACTGGGTGGTAAGACTAGAAGATGGGTTTGCCGTACATTACGACATGGGACCCCTCTCAGGGCTTGTAGCGTACAGAGAACCCCTATTAACGCACTACCGAGAACGCGTAGCGTATGTGAAAGAGAACGGCTTTAGTTATCAAGTGGGATTTGAACCCATGACCCATAAAAGAATCAAATGGAAGAATATGTACCGCATGGAAAGGTTTTACCCTGAATTTCCTAACCTCGACCTTTACCACGGAACCAATCTTACAAGAAGGAAGTGGTCTCCTGAGAAATTCGTTACCAAGCCAAAGTTCTGGGAAGAGAGTACAATTAAAGACATTAAGGGTTGGCCAGACCTACCCGAAATTGTGGAGAAAATGAAATGAACTTTGAAGAAACCTACAAGTACGTCAAAAACAACAAGAGGCTAGATATCTCCAAATTCAACAAGGTGTCCGACATCACGAATATGATTGATTACATAAATAACGAAGAGCAGAGGAAAAAGGATGCTAGATTTGATGAGGATGTCGCCCAAATGGCTAAGGAACTCGTTAACAACGCGGGAAAAGAATATTTTTTTCTCGGCAAGTACGCCCCGAAAAAACATTGAAATTATCCTAAAACTATAGTACAATCTCTGTCATGACAGAACTATATGACCAATCAGTTAGCGTAGTTATCCCCGCAAGAAATGAACCCTATCTCCAGAAAACCATCGATGAAATATTTTTAAAATCCAGAGGACCCGCTACCGATGTAATCGTAGTCCTTGACGGGTACTGGCCAGACCCCCCACTCAAAGATGACGACAGACTACACATAATTCACAGGGGAGAATCCAGAGGTCTAAGAAACGCAGTTACCTCAGCAGTAGAGATGTCTAAAGCAAAGTATATTTTCAAACTAGACGCACACTGCTCTTTAGACGAAGGCTTTGATGTCAAACTTATGGCGGACTGTGAGCCCAACTGGGTAGTTGTGCCTCGAAGAAAAAGACTCTTACCTGAAACTTGGGAATTAGAAATCGACTCAAGACCTGACATTGATTATATGTACCTTTCCTACCCTTACGCTCCTGCTAAGAATGATATTTTTGGGGCGGGTGACAAGGAGTACGGACTTCACGGCAAGAACTGGGACGCCCTCAACAAAAGAGAAGACCTCAAAAACATCTTAATAGACGACCTAATGACAGCCCAAGGCTCTGCTTACTTTATGCACAAGGACTACTTCAAAGAACTGGAACTCTTAGACGAGTCAGTCTACGGTGGTTTTAGAGACGAATTCTTAGAAGTAGGTATGAAGTGCTGGTTATCGGGTGGGCGCGTGGTTGTTAATAAGAAAACTCACTACGCGCATTGGCATAAAAAGAAAAGAGGTTACAACCTACCCAACAATCCCAGTATGTGGGAAAGATGGATGGGGATGGAAGGCTGGCACAAGCAGACCCTTCCCCTATATTTTTTATACAAAAAGTTTGCCGATAGATTTGGTGAATTTTGGCCCGAAGAGTGGGTAGCAAAAGAGAAAGAAAAATATGCCGAAAGGGGTTTATAAGCACCGTTCTTTATCGGAGGAGACTAGAAGGAGAATAGGTTCTTCTAATAAAGGGCGTGTTTTTTCGGAAGAAACTAGAAAGAAGATTAGTAAGTCTTTGATGGGGCATCCCGTATCTGATTACGTTAGAGAAAGAAACAGAGAGATACACAAAGGGAACACATATCGTAGGGGTTCAAAACATACGGAAGAGTCCAAGAAGAAAATGAGCGCCTCGTTAAAAGGAAAACCAGGGTCTTACGGAATGCTAGGTAAACACCCCTCTCTAGAAACAAGAAAGTTGCTAAGCGAGTCACATAAAGGTAAGTCTCCGTCGATAGAGCACAGAAGAAAACTCAGTTTAGCACACAGAGGCGCCAACAGTTACATGTGGAAGGGCGGTATTACTCCGATTAACAAAATAATAAGACGTTCTCTAGAGTACAGATTGTGGAGAACTGCCGTGTTTGAAAGAGATAACTATACTTGCATCTGGTGTGGACAGCGGGGTGGAAAACTAAATGCAGACCATATAAAACCTTTTGCTTATTATCCTGAACTTAGGTTCGCCATAGATAACGGCAGAACTCTGTGTGAGAAGTGTCATAAGACCACAGAGACTTGGGGGTATCACTGTGGACTCAGTAAGTAAGTACGTTGTAGACAAGTTTAAGTTAGAAGGAGACACACCTTTAGTTATTAACGGCTCTAGGTGGCATCAATTACCTGAAATCTTTGCAGACCTCGGTTTCACTGTAGGTGTTGAGGTGGGTGTCGAACTCGGTAGGTTTGCAAGATGTTTAGCAAGAAAGGTTCCAGATTTAAAACTGTACGGCATTGACCCGTGGGTAACTTATGACGACCAATTCACGAGGCACGACCCGGAGGAATTTTACAAGAAGTGCGTGGAGGACTGCGCCCCCTATAATATAGAGCTTATAAGAAAGTTTAGTATGGACGCTGTTAAAGACTTTGAAGACGAATCGCTTGATTTTGTTTATATAGACGGTAATCACGACTTTGCTCATGTAACGGAAGACCTAAACGCATGGAGTAAGAAAGTCAAAAAGGGTGGAATTATATCAGGACACGATTATATGTTCGAGCCCATGATGGGAAGTCATGCAGGATATGTAGTTCGTGACTGGGTATCTATTTATAAAATCAGTCCTTTATTTATTATAGATGAGGGCACAAAGAAAGGCGGAGGTCGCCCCTCTTGGTTATTTGTAAAATGAAATTAAC